CAACATCATAGAATCATTAAATAAATTAAGTTAAGATGGCAGAACAAATAATTTCACCAGGTGTTTTTACAAGAGAAAACGACCAATCATTTCTCCCTCAGGGAGTAGGCGCAATAGGCGCAGCAATTGTCGGACCTACAGTAAAAGGACCTGCATTTGTACCAACAGTAGTAAAAAGCTTCGCAGAATATGAAAGAATGTTTGGTAGCTTTAGTTCTGAAACTTTTGTACCTCAAACAGTTCGTGAATATTTACGTAATGCAGGATCAGTTACCGTAACAAGAGTGTTAGGAGGAGGTGGTTATACCTTTACTCAAGGTACAAATGAATTTTTTGCTTTGGTTGCAACAGGTTCAACAGCAACTGATAAAGTATTATTAGGTGTAGTTTTTCCTTCTAAAAACACAAACGCTATTCCTGGTTTAGCAAGTTCATCATTATCTGCAGCAGCTAAATTAGATGGAACTTTTACATTAACATTAAGTGGATCAGCAATTACAACAAAAGAATTCACAGCCGCATCTATAAATCCATCAGATAATGCATCTATATTTAAGTCATTAGGTAATTCACCAGACAACAGTAAATCAGGTGTAGTAGATTATGATGGAACACCAGGATACACCTATATAAATTTCAAACAATTAACTACAGGCATATTATCAACAGGTAGTTTGTACACAGGATATGGTACAATAGCATCAGGATCTGCTTTAGAATTAGCAAAACAATCTTCAAATGTAGAATTTAAAGGCTTATCAGGACAAACAGAAGGATACTCATATGCTTCAACCCCATCAATTCAATCAGGAAAAGCAAACGGATCTAAATCATTATTTAAATTCCACACATTAGCACACGGTACTTCAACTAACAAAGAATATAAAATTTCAATTGATGGTTTAAGAGAACCAGCTGACATTAATGGTGAAGAACAATATTCAACATTTAATGTATTAGTTAGAAGATACAACGATTCAGACAAATCACCTGTTATTTTAGAACAATATAATGGTGTTAATTTGGACCCAGATTCACCTCAATACATTTCAAGAGTAATTGGTGACAGATACCCACAATATAATGACACTTTAGGTAAAGTAGAATTACTTGGTAATTATTCAAACATTTCAAATTATGTTAGAGTAGAAGTTGACACAGCAGTTGATGCTAAATCAACCTCACCAAAATTATCACCTAAAGGATTTGCGGCAGTTGTTAACCCAATTGCAACAGCTTCATTAAGTATAAATTGTACTTTCCCTTCTGCTTCATTAGAAGGAGTCCAAACAACAGGAACATCATACAATTCAAAAGGATATTTAGGATGGAAATTTGAAGAAAAAGCATTTGACAACGCAAATTTCATTCTACCATTACCCTCTACTGAAGAATCTAACGTAGCAGGAGCATTTAATGTTGAAGACTATTCAGGACATGATAATTCATCATTATGGTCAGGTTCGTTAAGTGCTTCAATTAGTTCAATAGGAGCAACGGGTCCTACACCAAACCAACTTAAATTTTCAGTTCCATTCCAAGGTGGTACAGATGGTGTTGCACCACACACAGTGAAATTTACAGGAGCTGAAAGTAAATTATCTGATTCTTACAAAGATAGTACCAACTTATTTGGATTTGATTTAAGTGGAACAGACAAAGCAGGATACAAAGGATATAAGAAAGCAATTGACACACTTTCAAACCAAGATGAATATGACATTAATATGTTAGCTTTACCTGGTGTTATTCATTCAAAACATTCCGCAGTAACAAACGCTGCCATTGATATGGTAGAAGCAAGAGGAGATGCATTCTATGTAATGGACACTTCAATTGCAACCTCCACAGTAAACCAAGCTGTAAGCGACGTACAAGGTTTAGACACAAACTACGCTGCAACATATTATCCATGGGTTAAAGTACTTGATACTGCCGCTAATAAGCCAGTATTAGTACCGCCATCAGTAATAGTACCTGGAGCAATTGCTGCTTCAGACAGAATTGCTGCTGAATGGTTTGCACCTGCAGGTTTAAATAGAGGTGTGTTAGGAAACGTAATTGAAGCTAAAATAAGATTAAACCAAGCTGAAAGAGACACATTATACGAAGAAAAAATCAACCCAATTGCAACATTCCCACAAACTGGAGTTTGTATTTGGGGTCAGAAAACACTTCAACTAAGATCAACAGCATTAGACAGAATTAATGTTCGTAGATTGTTAATTTCACTTAAGAAATTTATTGCAAGTTCTTCAAGATACTTAGTATTTGAACAAAACACAAATGCAACACGAAATAGATTCTTAAATATAGTAAACCCATACTTAGAAGGTGTACAACAAAAACAAGGATTATATTCATTTAGAGTACAAATGGATGAAAACAACAATACAGCAGATGTTGTAGACAGAAACCAATTAGTAGGTGCTATTTATTTACAACCAACTAAAACAGCTGAATTTATAGTTCTTGACTTTAATGTGTTACCTACTGGAGCAACTTTCGAATAAGAACTTAAAGATTATATATTTATAATAGAATAAAAACAATAAACGATGGCAATATTAGATACAAACGAAATCATGTTCACCGCATTTGAACCTAAATTACAAAATAGGTTTATAATGTACATTGACGGAATCCCAGCATACTTAATTAAAAAAGTATCTCGACCAAGTATTACATTTGGTGAAGTAGTTCTTGATCACATTAATGTGAAAAGAAAAATCAAAGGTAAAGCAAATTGGGACAACATTACATGTGATCTTTATGATCCAGTAACACCTTCAGGTGCACAAGCAGTAATGGAATGGGTTCGTTTGTCCCATGAGTCAGTTACAGGTAGAGATGGTTATTCTGATTTTTATAAAAAAGATATTAGAATTAATGCATTAGGACCCGTAGGTGATATAGTTGAAGAATGGATTTTAAAAGGTGCTTATGTACAAAATGCTAACTTTGGTGACATGGATTGGACATCAGATTCTCCAGCAAACATTAACTTAACAATAGTAATGGATTACGCCATCCTAAATTACTAAAAATATACTTCTCTCCCGAAGTTGCGAGGCTGGACGTCATTTTATGACGTCCTTTCTTTTTTTTATAT